TCCGGGACCGCATCATCCAGGATCCCTCCTCCTTCAATACCAGCATCCAGAACAAGCTGAAGAAGATGCAGTTGGGCCCCGAGCGCCTGGAAGCGGTACCCAAGGGGGTTCGCGGGGAATATGCCGCCAGATTGCGAGAGTAATATAGCTTGACTTCCGAGGGCATGCCCCCTAAGATTCAGGCATGCTGCACATCTTCATTGGCTATGACCCTAGGGAGGACATCGCCTACAAGGTAGCCGCGCATAGCATCAAGCGGCATTGTAGCGTTCCCTGCGTCATCACCCCGCTCAAGCTGGACTCCCTGAAGGCTGCAGGGAAGTATTGGCGCACACTCTACCGGGAAGGCAATCAGATGATCGACATGGGGGACGGCAAGCCGTTCTCCACGGAGTTCTCTTTTTCGCGCTTTCTCGTGCCCCACCTGGCCCACCAGAATGGCATCGAGGACCTTGTGGTCTTCGTGGATTGCGACTTCCTCTTCTTCGAGGACATCGCAAAGATGCTCCAGTTCTGTGATCCCGAGCGGGCAGTCTCGGTGGTGCAGCACAAGTTTCGTCCCAAAGAAGCCGTCAAGATGGACGGGGTTGCGCAGCAGCAGTACCACCGCAAGTTGTGGTCCTCCCTCATGGTTCTGAATCCCCTGCACCCCCATTGCAGGAAGCTGGACCTCGAAGCGGTCAACACCCAGAAGGGGTCGTGGCTGCACGGTTTCGAGTGGACCGACTCCATAGGGGAGATCGACGAGACTTGGAACTGGCTTCCATATCACAGTCCCACCACGCGCTACGGATACGAGAGCCCGAAGGCCATCCACTTCACTGACGGGGGACCGTGGTTCCCCAACTACAAGGACGTTCCCTACGCTTCCGCATGGAATGCGGAGAAGGCGCTGGTTGAACACGAGTTCTACAACTGGAACCATAAGGTGGACCTCTTCCGATGAGAATCGTTACTTCTTGGGGGCCGAAGGGCTGGGACCTCTACGGCAAGAACTTCCTGGACTCCACGCGCCTGTGGGATTCCAACATCTCCCTTACGGTGTACGTGGATGGGATGGATCCCTCGGAGGTTTCATGCCAGCACCGGGCCATCGTCGTCAAGCGCCTTGAGGAAGTCGAGGGTTTCAACGAATTCAAGCGGGCCCACGCGGACAAGGATGGGAACACCCCGGAGGGTTACAACTACCGTCTGGACGCCGTGAAGTTCTGCGCGAAGGTCTTCGCTCTGCACGATGCGGCTCGTGATCCGGCGTCCTTCCTGTGGCTCGACGGCGATGTACTCACTGCAAAGCCCCTCACCCTGGGGTGGCTCCACGAGATATGTAAGGGGCACGTCACCCACCTGGGCCGGAAGGGCATCAACTACTCGGAGACGGGCTTCATCTACTTCGCCGGCAACGAGGGGCGCACCCTTATCGCCGATATGTACGACATCTACATGACGGGGGAGATCTTCAACTATAGCGAGTGGACCGACGCCTTCATCTTCGAGCGTGTCCTCCAGATGCACAAGATGCATGGGCTGGAGGCCGTCAACCTCGTGGACCCCGACTACGTGGGGTTGGATGCCTTCGAGAACAGCCCGCTGAAGGAGGTCTTCACCCACCTCAAGGGGGCTCGCAAGAACACCAAGGTGGTGGGCATCAAGACCCGATACGACCAGTTGCTGGCCCTCGTCCAGCACTACATGCCCAGCACCATTCTGGAGACCGGCACGTGGAATGGTGACCGGGCCCTGCAGATGGCGCAGGTTGCGTTTGGGAAACACGACCACGTTGTCTACCACGGCTACGACCTCTTCGAGGAGGCATCGGCGGATACCGACGCCAAGGAACACAACATCAAGAAGCACTTCTCCCTGGAGGATGTAACCAAGAAGTTGGGAGAGTTCGCGGAGGCGATGGCCGCCAAGGGAAAGAAGTTCGAGTTCCACCTCACGAAGGGGGACACCAAGGATACCCTCCGGGAAGTGGCGGGCGTGGAATTCGCGTGGCTCGACGGGGGCCACTCGGTGGATACCATCGCACATGATTGGGAGATGTGCAAGCGCATTCCCGTGGTGGTCTTCGACGACTACTACGTGGCGGACCCCGAGGGTGGGATGCCCGCCGCCGAGTTCAGGGGGGTGGAGGCCACCTTCACCCGCATCCTCCGGGAGAAGCGCGTCTACAAGAGCAAGGATAGGGTGTCCGGGGGTGGCATCGTCCAGATTGCGGCGGTGGGCGAGGGCCTCCCCGACCTACCGGGGGCGGGCATGGGGGGTGTGCCCCTCAAGGTCACGGCGCAGGATTGCATGCCCAAGGACCACATCATCAGCAACGTCAAGGAGAACATGGAGTTGCTCTCCCGGTGGGTCACCAAGGCGCGGCCCCACTCCCGCAAGCTGGTGATCGTGTCGGCGGGCCCTGACATCCACAAGAGGAAGGACAAGATCCTCAAGATGTGGCGGGAGGGTGCCGACGTGGCGGTGGTGAAGCACTCGCTGCCCACGGTGCTGGGCTGGGGCATCGACCCCCACTACCTCGTGCTGCTGGATCCGCGCCCCGTCGATGGCATCTCCACCCACGGCATCAAGCGTACCGACCTCCTTGAGGATATTCCGCCCACCACGAAGGTGCTGGTGGCTTCGATGTCCGACCCCTCCGTCACGCGGCACGTGATGGCGCGCACCAAGAATGTGTGGGGCTGGCACGCCATGACGCAGGCGCTGCTGAAGAGCGAGGTGTTCCCGCCAGGTTCCCTTTTGGTCAACGGCGGCACCTGCGCGGCGTGGCGGGCAATGTCCCTGAGCCTCTCCCTGGGGTATAGCGAGTTCCATCTCTTCGGCTTCGACTTCTGCTACCCAGAGGGGCAGATCGACAAGACGGCCAAGGATGAGCAGGGTCGCCCCAAGTACCTGGAGATTTCCATCGGGCAGACGGGCAAGAAGTTCTGGAGCACGGGGGAGTTGATTGCCGCAAGCCAGGACGCCCAGTACTTCTTCGAGCACGCCCGGGAGATGGGCATGCGCATCTACTGTCATGGGGAGGGCGTGGGCCCCACCATCTGGAAGCTCATCCTGGGCGACAAGAAGCAGGAGCTTCCGACCCTAGAGGAGATCTTCAAGTGAACGTCCTCATCCTCCCGGATTCCCACGCGCGCCCCGGAGTCAATAACCGCCGGTTCGAGTGGCTCCTCAAGTACCTCAAGGATACCCAGCCGGATATGCTCCTGTGCCTGGGGGACCTGGCGGATATGCCTTCCCTCTCCTCCTACGACGGGAGTGCCCTCACGGGCAATGGGCGGCGGAAGGGCAGCTTCGACGGCAGGACAATCAACGCCGACATCGCCGCCGCCAACCAGGCCCTCTTCACCCTGGGGTTGTGGAAGGGCAAGAAGGTCTTTCTCATGGGGAACCACGAGGCCCGCATCGATAGGGCGGTGGACAACGTCCCCGAGCTACGGGGTACCCTTAGTACCGACGACCTAGCTTTGGCTACCTGGGAGGTGGTGCCCTTCCTTGAGGAGTTCCAGGTGCGGGGCCTCGCCGCCTCCCACTACTTCGTCACGGGGGTGATGGGCAAGAGCGTGAGCGGGGAGTACCCGGCGGCCACCCTCCTCAAGAAGCAGTACCGCTCATGCGTCATGGGCCATACCCACATCTGGGACGTGGCCATCCGAAAGGGCAGGGAGAAGCTCTTCTCCTTGGTGGCCGGCTGCTATCTTGACCCCAACCAGAAAGAAGGCTATGCTGGTCCCGCCCAGGCCATGTGGACTTCCGGGGTCACACTACTTAAGGGTGTGGCCGGGGGGTTCCCGCATGACGGTTGGGAGTTTATTAGCACCCGGAAGCTGGAGCATACCTATGGCTAAGACACCCGCGTGGCAGCGCAAGGAGGGGAAGTCCGAGTCGGGCGGCCTCAACGCCAAGGGCCGCGCCTCCTACAATAGGGCCAACCCTGGCAAGCCTGGCCTCAAGGCCCCGCAGCCCGAGGGCGGTCCCCGCCGGGATAAATTCTGTGCCCGCATGAAAGGGTTAAAGAAGAAGCTCACCAGCAAGGAAACGGCTAACGACCCCAACTCCCGAGTCAATAAATCCCTGCGCGCGTGGCGGTGCTGATGGCCAAGTCAACCCCCAAGAACCCCAAGCTGTGGGCTGCCACGAAGGCGGCGGCCAAGCAGAAGTTCGATGTGTACCCCAGTGCGTATGCCAATGCGTGGGCTGCCAAGGAGTACAAGAAGAAGGGCGGGACGTGGGGAGGCGCGGACAACCGCGTGAAGAAGAAGTGAAGGGCGGCCTGGGCAAGTGGTTCGGGGAGAAGTGGGTTGACGTGAAGACGGGCAAGGAGTGTGGCCGCAGCGGTGCCGAGAAGGGCAAGCGCGGCTACCCAGCATGCAGGCCCGCCACTGCTGCCGCCCGCATGACCCCCTCGCAGAAGGCTACGATGGCCGCCAAGAAGACCGGGCCCCAGCGCAAGAGTTGGCCCATTAGCCCCTCGGGGAGAAGGAAGGATTAAGATGGCTGAGAAGTGGATCCAGAAGGCAGTGAAGAAGCCGGGCGCGCTGCGTCAGGCGCTGGGTGCCAAGGAGGGTGAGCCCATCCCCGCCGGCAAGCTGACCAAGGCGGCGAAGGCTCCGGGCAAGATGGGCCAGCGGGCTCGCCTCGCCCAGACCCTCAAGGGCTTCAAGAAGTAATGAGAGATGGAAGCTCTGGAGGCCGTATTGAGGCTGTGGCCTTTGGCTATTGGCTTCATCACGTTGGTGATCGTTCTCGCTAAGTTGGACCAGAGGGTGCTGGTGATCGAGGAAAAGGTCAAGGCACTCTTCGATCTCTGGAACAAGAAGGGTTGACCATGGATTTCATGAAGGTCATCGGGGCCGTTGCCCCTACGCTGGCCACCGCCATGGGCGGACCCCTCGCGGGCATGGCCGTCACCGCTATCGCGGGGGCCCTCGGGCTGCCTGTGGATGCCAACAAGGATGACCTGGCCAAGGCCGTGGCGGGGGCTACCCCCGAGCAACTGGTGGCCCTGAAGAAGGTGGACAACGACTTCGCCGTGAGGATGAAGGAGCTGGACATCGACCTCGAGAAGATTGCGGCGGGGGACAGGGATAGCGCTCGGCGTCGTGAGGCCAGCGTCAAGGACTTCATGCCCCGCCTCCTCGCCTTCCTGGTGGTGGGTGGGTTCATGGGCACGGTCTTCGCCGTCCTCCTGGGCTACGTGGATGGCATGAGGGATCCCATGATGGCCACCACGGTGGGAACCCTCATCGGCTTCGTGTCGGCAAAAGCGGAGCAGGTCATCGCCTACTACTTCGGCAGCAGCAACAGCAGCCAGCAGAAGACTGCCCTCTTGGCGGAGAAGAAATGATGAAGGACAACTTCGATAGGTGCCTCGCTGAGGTGCTGCGCCACGAGGGCGGGTGGGCCGACCACCCCAAGGATCCCGGCGGGGCCACCATGCAGGGGGTAACCCTTGTCACCTACTCCAATTGGTTGGGCCGCGAGGCCACCAAGGATGAACTGCGCAACATGCCGCCGGCGCACCGCGACGAGATCTACCGCAAGCACTACTGGGATAAGGTGAAGGGGGACGAGCTACCCAAGGGGGTGGACCTTTGCCTCTTCGACTTCGCCGTCAATTCGGGTCCCAAGCGGGCAGTGGTGGCGGTGCAGGAGGCGCTGGGGGTCAATGCCGATGGGGCGCTGGGTCCCATGACGCTGGGTGCCATCCAGAAGGCGACGCCCTCCGCGCTCATCCCTTGGGTGATTGAGTATCGGCTGGCCTTCCTCCAGAGGTTGCCCATCTGGGATACCTTTGGAAAGGGCTGGACCAAGCGCGTCAAGGATGTGCAGAGCGTAGCCATGGAGATGGCGTCATGAAGAAGCTGGCCCTCCTCCTCGCCCTGCTGCCGGGGGTGGCGTGGGCCAACTGCGGACCCGCACAGGGGGTGGCGCGCTATCTCCTTGACAACTTCGGGGAGGTGCCTCAGGTTACCTTCCAGGCCCCCGAGATCACCTACACCTTCTATGCCGGTACCAAGAGTTGGACGCTGGTGGGTGTGAAGGGCGACGTGGCCTGCATCGTCACCGAAGGAAAGGCTTGGAAATTCAATGGCACACTTTAATCAATCGTGGGATCTGCCCCCGCTCGTTGGCTCCTGCTATATGTATGGACCGCTGAAAGACGACCCCACCCTCAAGGAAGTGAAGGAGCTTCTCCTCAAGATCCTTGAGAAGCTAGAGCGTCATGAAGGCGGGTGACCTCTACTATATCGAGTGGGTGGACGCTGCGACGCTGGGCGGCCATGAGTGGCGGGAGAAGAAGGAGATCGACTCTCTCGCCGCCCCCCACATTCGCACCGTGGGCTGGGTCCACAAGGTGACGGATACCAGCGTCCTCATCGTCAGTACCATGGACCTCCATGATACCAACGATCCCAGCTACTGGGGGGAGATGATGATTCCCCTTGGGTGCATCACCAAGAAGAGGAAGCTGCGATGACCATCACGCGCGCCAACATCCCCGCCCAGATTTCGAGGCCGCCCATGAAGAAGAAGATGGCGCAGGGCAAGCCCAAGAACGTGGGCAAGCTGGCCAAGAAGATGCTGAAGGAGATCAAGCGTGGCTGACATCGTGGACTTCAGGGCAAAGCACATACCCGAGGGGATGCGCCCCGCCAAGGAGGGGGACACCGGAATGCCGGAGATTACCCAGGCCCTCGC